TTGTTAGTGTAATTTCTGGTAGAGTTGCTGATATTATTTCTACTTCTATTGTTACAACTAATAGACAAATAACGACAACATTTGAAAATCTAATTCCAAATGATGCTCTATCAAATGTAAACTACTATGCTACGGGCGCATATCTTGATGTTGATCTAAGTGCTACTGGTAATATTGTATATGTTGCTGATACAAGTAAGTTCAAATCTAATGGTTATCTTCTAGTTGGTGATGAAATTGTAAGATACTATAGAAAACTAACAGATAGATTCCTCAAAGTTGAAAGAGCACAATTCAATACCACAGCAAAACCATGGCTTGCTGGTACATTCTTACGTCAAGTTCCAGATCCAATTTCTACTGCATTTGGTGGTATCGCTGTTATTGAATCTCAATCTCAACTTGTTACTGTAAAAGGTGGTTTAGGAACTGCTAACCAAGCAATATTATCGTCACAAAAACAATTTATAACTCCACCAGCAGCAATTGTATCGACTAGAAAATTTGTAGAGCTTGTAATCTCACCAGCAGTTGCTGTAACATCAATTTCAAATATAATCGCTAAATCATTTACTAAGTTTGAACCACCAGCAAATACGGTACAATCCACATTTACTGGATCTGTTTCTATACAAGATACTATTACAATACAATCTGTAATAACAGATGTGAGTGTTTCTAAAGAAGCATTAGAACTTTTACTAATACCACCTCCATCTGGAGTAATTGATGGATATTCTGAAAGTGCATTTATTTCAGATCCAATATTTACTAGATTGAATGGATTTGTTGATATTGCTGACGTGAATGGAGTTTATACTGTTACAACAAGGAATCTAACAAATATTATCATTAGAAACGCTCCATTTGGTGCTACTGAATATATTGGGAAGTATACCAAAACAAACGCTGGACATCGTATATCTCACTTCTCAGGAATGTTTGATGATGGAACTGCTGGTGTTTCTGGATTGACAATACAAGAAATGGATACATATTTCCCCTCACTAACTCTGCAAGATTTTACTCTTAGAGCAAACTCTAGCTATACACTTGCTGGTGATTACTTCAATTTACTTCCTCCATCAATTCAAAATCCAGTTACTACTATTTCCCAAAACCCTGGAACAATTGGTGCAACAATATCTGTACAAAGAACTACATACTTCCCAACTAGTGGATACTTATTTACTGGTAATGGTGGTGTGATTCAATATACGGGTAAAACTTCAACCACATTTACTGGGTGTTCTGTTATTAAAGGTTCAAATTCTATAAGTGTAGGCACAGAAATCATTCCTCACCAAATAACCTAAATAACTGCATAAATATAAATAACTTTGGCACAAATCACGTCGGAACGAAAAACCAATGGCTGCTATTATCTCTGATAAGTTTAGAATTTTTAATGCGAAACAATTCTTAGAATCGCTAACTGAAGGTGCTACGGATACAGGTTCCGAGCGTACTAGAATGTATTTCTTTGTTGGGCGCCCCCAACCTTGGAGAGCATACTTAGAAATATTTTCAAAAGGAAGCGTTGCCTTTACAGTAGGGCAAAAAATCTTTGTTGGTACAACTGCTGCTCAATATGCTGCTTCAGCATTCAAAGCAACGATTGCACAAGTTTACTCAAACTCGTTACTTCTAACGGATGTCTTTGGATCTAACGGTGTAAACTCAGTTCCTGCAAATGGAAGTACCATTACAGCAACGGCAGATAATGGTTCAACAATTGTAACTAACGCAACAGCAGTTACTGGTGTTTATCGTTATGCTACGGAGGACGTGCCACCTCTTCCATTAGATAATCAAACAGAATTTGTAGCACTTTATGATGAAATTATTGCAGCCAAAAGAATTACCGATAGTTTTGCCAGAGCAGTTATTAGACGTTATAACTGGGATCTAGTAGCAAATCCAAAGTATGATATGTGGAAACCAGATTACTCTGCTACCCCAGGTGGTGGTGGACAAATTGGTAAGAGTGCAGCAACTGGTGCTACCTCAATTGCTGATGCCAAGTTTTATGTAATGAACTCTGCATACGAAGTATTCAAGTGTCTCTATAATGGTCAGAATCCTTCAAACGCTAGCGGTCAAAACGCAACAGAAGAACCAATTACAACTGGTGCCAACTATGCTGCAGCAACTGGTCTTTATACCGAGACAACTGGAGCTGGTTATATTTGGAAATACATGTACACCATCCCAACTGATGACGTACTAAGATTCCTTTCATCCGACTTCAAACCAATTGTTCTTCCAGCAAATGCTTCCCGTACAGCAGTAACAGCAGCTGCAGTTGATGGCGCAATCGATGTGGTTATAATTGAAGATACTGGTTCTGGACTTCCTGCTTCACAAACTCTTTATACTTCAATCAAAGGAGATGGAGCTGGTGGTATTGTCAAATTTGCTACTAATGGTTCTGGAGGTATTACTTCTGCTTCTATTCAAGCAAGAGGATCTGGATATACTTATGCAAATGTCCTTCTAGGTAACGGTAACCTATTCAGCAATTCTGGATTAACAACTGCTGTTGCTACTCCATCTGGATGGAAAGGAGCTCTGGAAGCTATTCTTCCCCCTCTAGGTGGTCATGGTAAGGATCATGAATCTGAACTAAATGCCAAGAGAGTTATGACGAATATTCGTCTAACATATGCAGAAGGTTCGGGAGACTTCCCAGTTGATAACGACTTCCGTAGAATTGGTATTCTAAAGGATCCATATAACCATGGTACTACCACATTCTCTACTGCTGATACCCTATCTGGTCTAAGAGCAATTAAGATTAGCGGAGCAACAGCAGATTTCATCCCAGATGAAACAATTCAACAAACAGTAACTGCTGGTATTGCCTATGGTACTGTAGTTTCTTGGACACTAGATAGTGGTTCTACAACTGCAGGAGTTCTCAAGTATCTTCAAACGACTGATACTCATACCAATAACGGCGTTGTAAGAGCATTTGAGAGTAATGGTGCTAATGCTATTACGGGTTCTCTATCTAATGCTTCTGGAACTGTAGTTACTAGCTATGCTGGATCACTTTTAGGAAAAACATTTGTTGCTGGATTAGCAAATCCAGAAGTTGCAAATAATTCTGGTGAAGTTATCTACGTAGAAAATCGTCGTCTGATTACTCGTGCTCCTGACCAGATTGAAGATATCAAACTGGTTATTGAGTTCTGATTTATATTTTACTCCGCTAAATACTAAAGATTAGATGTTTGTATTTGGCGGACCAAAATGCCACAGAAGATTAATCTTAATGTAAATCCTTATTACGAAGACTTTGATGCGAGTAAGAATTTTTACAAAATTCTATTCCGTCCTGGTTATTCTATTCAAGGCAGAGAACTAACTCAGTTACAATCTATTCTCCAAGATCAATTAGAAAGTTTTGGTAAGTATGCTTTCAAACAAGGAGAGATGGTCATACCTGGAGAGGTTAGTCTTAATACAAAACTTGATTATGTAAAATTATCTTCTGTTTCTGAAGTTGCTGTCAACGATGGTAATGATATTGTATATAAAAAATATAGTATCACTCAACTTATAGGAAAGCAGTTAGTTGGATTAAACTCTGGGGTAGTCGGTACAATTTTAGCAGTAAAAGAAGCAACGGAATCTAGTGCTGATACTATTTTTGTAAATTATATTACAAGTGGTAATTCAAATACAGAATCAACTTTTAGACAAGGAGAAACCTTAGAGGTAATTGATGGTATCAATACTCCTTTACTAGTTGTTGGAACTGATGGCAGTGTCCTTCCAACAAGTATTACGATTACAGATCCAGATACTGGTAAAAAAACATCTCCACCAAGTCCAGCGATGGGTTTTGCTTCTGCTGTAAAAGTTGAAGAAGGAATTTATTTTATTAATGGATATTTTGTCCGTAATAGTCCAGAGTTACTAGTAATTGATGAATACTATGATAAGCCGTCTGCAAAAGTTGGTTTTATTATTAATGAAAAAATTGTAACTCCAGAAGAAGATGCATCTCTATATGATAATTCAATTGGATCTTCTAACTATACAGCTCCAGGAGCTCATAGACTTAAGATTTCACTTTCTCTAAAAGAATTTGAATTAAATGCAATTACAGATAAAAACTTTATCCAGTTAATAACTGTTTCAAAAGGTGTAGTTCAGAAAAAAGTTTCTCAAACAAATTATAATCTTCTAGAAGAAACTTTAGCAAGAAGAACGTTTGATGAAAGCGGTGATTATGTTGTAGATAACTTTTCTATTGATGTCAGAGAATACGCTCAAAAAGGATCAAATAAAGGAGTTTATTCAATTGATGAATTTGATTTATATAATGGTCTTTCTCTTTCTGAAGCATCCAGAAAAATGGTTGCCAGTGTTGGACCAGGAAAAGCGTATATCAAAGGATTTGAAATTGTAAATAAGGAAATTAAATATTTACCAATTCAAAAAGCAAGAGAAAGTCTATCAAGTGATAATGTAACTCTCAAAACAAAAGGACTACCAACTTTTAGTGTGACTAATGTTTATGGGAGTGTTCCTCTGAACAAAGAGGGTTCTGATCTTACTGCATATCCAGATGTATTTTTATATTCATCATTCAACGATGGATCTATTGGATTAAATAATACTGAATTATCAACTGATCATAGACAAACTTTGAATAGAAGAGGTTTGATCTTCGACTCTAATGATGCTATCAAAACTATTACACTTCAAGTAACTAGTACAACAACATTGATTGGATCTATTACTGACGGTACATTTCAAAATCTAATCGGAACTTTATATTATATCAAATCTAGGAGTGATAACGGAACCGCAACATCTATTGGTAGTATAAAATCTATTTCATATGCAACTGTAAATAAACCACTTATAAATCCTTCTGTAGCAGTTCAGTTTTTAGAACTAACTATTGTTGGTCCTAAAAATGAATTAGAATTGATTTTTCTAGAATATGATAATGGAGATGCTTCATATAGAAGAAGATTATTCTTGAGTGAATTAGATGCTAAAAATAATAATAATGAATTTGGATTTATTGTTGATTATAAACAATCAATTACTCCAGTTATTGGTAAAGTAAAACCAAGTAATTTTTATATTCAAAAGAGAGGATCTGGTTTTAATCAAGATTCAGATATTATCCTTTCCAAAGGTCGCTTGAGTGGAGGATCATCAGCATATAATACTATTTTTGGTCTATCATATTTTGATCCGCAGTTCTTTACTAAAATAACCCTAGAAACCGCTCCAACAGGTGTAAACTCATTTGAGATAGGAAAGTATGTATTTGGTCTTACAAGCGGTGCGTATGGCGTTGTAGAGGGCGCTCCGTCTGGTGTTTATAGTACAAACAATTTGCTTTTTGTAAAAACTCTTTCTGGAAGATTTTTACCAGGCGAAGCAATTAGAGATGAAGCTGGTAATACTACAAGAATTGCTAGAGAAAATACACTTTCTCACTTTGTAGTTGTAAACAGAGGGTTGGGATATTCACCACTTGCAAAAATTGTGGTTAATGGATTGGAGTATGATTCATCTAAAATACAATTATTTGCATCTCCTGATGGTAAAATATATAAGGCAATTATCAATAATCGTAGTGCAGTAACTCTTGAATTTTCTCAACCTCCAGCAGTTAGTGTAAAAAATCCTGATGCTTCTCCAGCGCCAAGTTCTGGTGCTGTCATTCTTCCTATATTGTTTAGAGATACTGTTACAACTTATACACCGCAAAATGCAAAATCAATTGGTGCAAAATATGGTTCTGGAAATATAAACGTTTTTAGTGCAGATTTATTAGTAGATGATCAGGATTTTTCTGAAATTAAGTCAGTAACAGAATTTACATTTTTTGGATCTCAAGGATCTGATTTTGTTGAATCAACTAGTTTTAGTGCAGACTCTAGTGCATTATTACAACAAGGAGATATTATTCAGTTTTCTGATGTCAACAATAAACTAGTTCGTGCTATCGTTCAATATGCCACGAAACCTTCAGGATCAGCAAAAACAAGAATATATTTAGATACAGTTCTTCCAGGAGATGTAAGTAATACTAGTATTGTACGTCTAAGACCAAGATTACAAAATCCAAATTCTGGAACACTATTGTTTCCAACTGGTAGTAAACAAGTTGGAAAAATTTCTGCTGGGGGATCTGATACTAAAATTAAATATTATTTTAGACGAGATTTTGTAACTACTGCTTCATCAAGTGGTGGAATAGTTACTTTTGCAGCTCAATTACCATTTGGCACACAAAGATTTGCTGCATTCTCAGAAAGTAACTTTGTAATCACAGTTCTTGATAAAGGCGATGCTCCAAACATTACTAAAGGGGATATTGTTTATGTAAATCCAGATTCTGTAAAAATAGCATCATCTACAGACACTGCGAGTGGCTTAACATCGGGAAGTATCAGTCTACAACTCCCATCAACATATTTTGGAACTATTGGAACAAACGGAACATTTCCAAAACTAAAGTTAACAGCAACATTAGAAGTTAGTAATGCAAAACCAAGACTGAAAACAGTTGTCAGAAATAAAAGAATCTTAGTTAGATCCTCTGGTGATCGTGTTGTTCCTTTTAGAGGGACAGATTATGATAATGAAGTTATAGATCTATTGTCGTATTCTGATGCTTTTAAGTTGAGATATGTTTATGAAGGAACCGCTACTCAACCACCATCTGTAGATACAGCTGGTAATCTAATTTCTGGAACTGATGTAACGTCCAGATTTACATTTGATGATGGACAAAGAGATACCATTTATGATGTATCTAGGATTATTCTAAAACCAGGATTTGAATCAACAGTAGGTCAATTGGTTATTGCATTTGATTACTTCGAGCATTCTCAGGGAGACTTGTGTACAATTGACAGTTATCTGCATGAAGCAGGAGTAACAGAAGATGAAATTCCTACATTTAATTCTTCTGTTCATGGTAATTTAGAACTAAAAAATACTCTAGATTTTAGACCAAAAGTTGATAATGATGCAATTATTCCAGGATTCCAAGATACTTCTTCGCTAGAAGTAACAACTGGACAATTTGCGGGATCGGGATCTGTAATATCTGCTACTCCTGCTCCTGATCAAGGATTAGAATATACATTTTCATTTAGTCAAGTTCAGTATCTTGACAGAATTGATGGTATTTTCTTAAATAAAAAAGGAGAATTTTTTGTAAAGGAAGGAAACTCATCCCTTAATCCATCAAAACCAGATACTATTGATGATGCCGTAGCACTATTTTATATCTATATCCCAGCATATACCAAAACAAGTAATGATGTTCGTCTAACTCCTGTAGATAATCGTAGATATACGATGAAAGACATAGGAAAACTTGAAAAGCGTATTGAACGTCTTGAGTATTATACGACTCTAAGTATTCTGGAGCAACAAGCTCTCAATATGCAAGTCAAAGATGAAATTGGATTAGATAGATTTAAGAGTGGATTTTTTGTAGATAATTTTGAATCTCACAAAATTGGTAATTTATCTTCATTAGATTACAAATGTTCTATTGACAGTCAGCAATCTGTATTACGTTCACAAGCAAAAGAAGATTCTATAAATCTTGTGGAAGTAAATACAAGAGAAGATCAAAGAACAGTTTCTGGATACAAAAAATCTGGCGATATTATTACATTACCATACAAAGACTTAGAACTACTTGGAAATAATTTTGCATCTAAAACTATCAACCCAAATCCTTTTGTAGTTATTCAATATGTTGGCGACGTTGAGGTATCTCCAAATATTGACCATTGGTATGATCAAAATATTGATCCAATAGTTGTTGATACAAATACTAGTTTGTTTAATATTTTCTTAGCAAAAGATGATTCAAAAGAAAGTTTTTCAAGTCTTCACAACTCATTTCTTGTAAATTGGGTTGGTACATCTTCTGCATTTACATCTATCAATTCACTTGGCGAAGTAAATTCACAACAAGCAGTATCAACTGTTTCATCTGCTTCTATTGCAAGTTCTTCAAATATTAGTCCACAAAATAACGAAATTGGGAAAGGAGTTTCAACAAAATCAGTCAACGGTAATCTAGTTTCCTCTGCATTATCTTTCTTTGCTAGAAGTGTTCCAGTAAAATATGTGATTAGAAGAATGAAACCAAATACAGTTGTAAATGTATTTTTGGAAGGAAAAAATGTTAATAGATGGATAAATCCAGATTTGAGATTTACTGGAGTTGCTGGAAACTCACTATCAGCATTTAATGGAAAAATTAAAACTGATGAGAATGGTAATGCTAGTGGATTATTATTAATCCCTGCTGGAGCTCCACCAAGAGAAAATGCTATTTGGAGTGGTGATGTAAGCACTGTAGATTATGATTCTACTGGTGACGAAATTCGTTTAACAACTGGTGTTCTAACATTTAGATTTACTTCAAGTGCAACAGATGAATCGAAAGAAAAAGTTTCTTCTTATGCAGAAGTAAAATACTATGCTACTGGTATTTTACCAGAAAATCCTGCAAGTATTGTATCAACAAGACCAGCTTATTTCAAATCAAATGAAGGCGTACAAATTGTAGATAATAATACTGATAATCCACTGAAACCAAATCCATTAGCACAAACATTCAAAATCGAAAACTATGATGGTGGATTATTTGTTACTGGAGTTGATTTGTTCTTCTCCAAAAAAAGCACCAATATTCCTGTAAAAGTTTATTTGTCAGATGTTATATCAGGAAAACCTGGAAAAAATATTATTCCAGGAACAGAAAAAGTACTAAATCCAAACACATATCTAAAGTGTTATACAAATGGAAATGTATCTGTAACTAAAGGCGAGTCTGTTACTGGAGTAAGTTCTGCTGCCAGTGGTCCAATCTTAAAAATTATTGATAAAAATGGAATTGATGTCGTAGCATCATCTTCTGGAACATATTCACTTACAGATGAACAAGTTTACACCATAGTTCTTAGCAATCATAATGGAAAATCATTTAAACAGAACGAAAGTTTGGATATTCCATCAGTAAAACTTGCTAATGCTGCTGGTGCAACTCAACTAAAACTAACAATTGCTAAAGATAGTGGTAAAGTATCTAATATTAAGATAAAAACAACTGGACAAAATTACGATAGTGCTATTTTACAAATTGAGAGTCCACAACTTCCTGGTGGATCTGCAGCAACTGCGCGTATTGAAGTTTCTGATGGAAAAGTTTACAATGCAGAAATTTCTCTTGCTGGTTTTGGGTATACAGAAGCACCATCTGTAGTTGTAAAAGGTGTTGGTAATGGAGCTGGTGGTTGTGAGATAGAAACTTTTATTGAATTAGATACTCCAGCAGTTCAAATGGGAGTTGCTATTGATACTACTGGTGTTACAAAATCTACAGTACCAACACGTTTTGTATTTGATTATCCAATTTATTTGCAAAATGATACAGAGTATGCTTTAGCATTAGAAACAGATTCTGTTGATTATGAAGTATGGGCATCAAAACTTGGCAATCTAGATATTGCTACAAGTACAGTTATTACAACTCAACCATCTCTAGGATCTGTTTATAAGTCACAAAATATTGATGGATGGACAGAAGATATTTTTGAAGATCTTAAATTCAAAATGTATCGTGCTGAGTTTGATATCACCAGACCTGCAGAAATTTTACTTACAAATAAAAAATTAGGATATGAATTACTAAATTCAAATCCATTTGAAACTGATGCTAGTTCAAATACAAATGCAACATCTAAATTATTCAAGAATAATAATAGTATTATCAAAGTATTACATAGAGATAATGGTTTTGAGGATTCTGGAGATTCTTATGTATTTTATAGAAGTGCAAAAGAAACATCTGGTATTACCGCAGATACTTTGAATACAAATCTTTTTAGAATTAGTAACTCTGGTCTTGATAGTTATAATATCACAACTCTATCAAAAGCGGCAGGAAATGCTTTTGGCGGTGGAGATGAAGTTTATGCAACTTATAATAGAAAATTTGAAGTTTTATATCCGCAAATTCATTATCTAACTTTGACAGGAACAACTTTAGAAACTTTCGTAATGACTACTAATATTATTCCAGTAGATTCCTCAACAACGAATTATACTTCTTATTCTCAAACTAGTTACGAAAAAACTTTTATAAATGAACCACATTATTTTACAAATCAAAAAATAATTTCTTCTGAAATTAATGAAACACTAAATGATATTGATAGATCTCTAACATATAAAATGATTTTGACATCAAAAAAATCATATCTGTCGCCTATAATTGATTTATCAAGTGCATCAGTAAAAATAAAAACTAACAGAATAGAAAATGCTTTTGGAAAAGAAAATAGATTTGGAAGAAGAGATCAAGTAATTGAATTTTATCCAGTCTATCAATTTGAATTGACGGGTAATGGCACCACTCAAATTCAATCTAACCAAACAATTCAAGGAAGAACTACTAAAGCTGTTGGTACTATTGCTCGCGTATCGGGTAATATCGTTTACGTAAGAGTTAAAACAACTCAGTTTTTTGAAATTGGGGAAATAGTTGATCTTGGAAATCAATTATCATTATCAGATGGAACTGGAAACCCACCGAAAGAAGTTAAAATCAACAGTAACCCAGCTCAAGTATTTGTTAATATTGCTGATGCATCAACAATTGTTGCTCGTAATCCATCATCAGTATTACAAACCTACGACAATATCATTACAGGAAAAACTGTAATTTGGAATAATCAAACTCAAGAACTCATCGTTCGTAATGATGTTCAACCTATTGGTGATAATTTTACTGCAAGAATTATTGATAGTCCACTATTTAATAGAAATGCATCTGTTATCAATCAGATCAAAGATATTTTTAGAGTGGGAGATTTGATAAAATATCCAAATCAACCAGATGTAGAAGCTTCATATCTAGAAGTTGGAAAATTGACGTATAGAAATGGTATTGATTTTGTTTCTGACGACACATCGAAGAATAGTTCTTCTATTGCAAAATATGTAACAAAAGAAGTTTCAATTAATAATCCAGCAACTTCAATCGATGTTCGTTTGACAGCAAATCTTAAAGATGTTCAAAATATTGAAGTTCTTTACCGATACAAAAAGGCATCAAGTCAAGAAAACTTTGAAGATATTGATTGGATTTATTTCAATAAAGATGGAGAACCAGATACACTAGAGATTGCTACAAGTGAAAATACTATTTCTTCAGTTACAGAAAAGCAATCTTCATATCAAGAATTCAAGTATAGTGTTTCTAACCTACCAGAATTTTCATCATTTGCTGTCAAGATTGTAATGAAGTCTGTTGATCCTGCTTATGTGCCCAAGATCCAAGATATTCGTGCTGTAGCATCTTTCTAATTTCCGCACATGGATTATATCAAAGTTGCTGGGCATGATGGTCTTGTAAGAGATGAAACTACTGGTGCCATCTTGAATTTAGATGATTCTGCTATTGAGGCAAGACGTAAATCAAAACACCTCGGTTCCGCATTAGAAGACATAAATATGTTGAAGAATGAAGTTTCTGAGATCA